GAAGAAAAAACTATTGGACAACAAGAAGCTCCAAAGGAAGAAATTCAACAAAATTCTCCTGAACCAACAAATGAGGAATTGGAAACCGATCAACCTCAGGAACAGGAAATAACGGAAGAAGAATCGCAAGACGAAACTTCCGAAGATGTATCTCAAGATGAAGAACAAATTGATACTCAAGAGAAACTAGAAGATTCCACCTACAAGGTAAAAGTTGCTGGTCAAGAATTAGAGGTTACCCTTGATGAGTTGAGAAATGGCTATCAAAAAGATGCAGATTACAGACAAAAGACGGAAGAACTTTCTAATGAAAGAAAGAACTTTCACTCTCAGTCTGAAAAGCAAAGACAAGACTATTCTCAAAAGCTTACTGAGATGAATCAAATGTTGTCTAATGCCCAACAAGAGCTTAATACAGAGATGAACTCTGCTGATTTAGAAGCTCTTTACGAAGAAGATCCAACAGAAGCTGCAAGGATTGAACATAGACTAAGAAAAAAACAAGAAAAAGTTAATCTTGCTATTCAAAAAACGCAATCTGAGCAAAAAATACAATTTGATGGATATTTACAAACTGAAAAAACGAAATTAGTGAATAATATTCCTGATTTTGCAGATCCAGGTAAAGCATCAAATTTAAAAAGCAATATGAGAAGTCATTTAGCTAAATATGGGTTTAACGACTCAGAAATAGCTCAAGTATATGACCATCGTATTTTAATGTTGGTGAATGATGCTATGAAGTTTGGAAATTTACAAAAAGCAAAACCAAATCTTGCTAAAAAGATTTCTAAGCCAAGCAGAATGTTTTCGTCAGGTATTAAACAAGACAAAAATGATGTCAGATCAAAAGCTAGTAAGGATAAGTTTAGTCGTTTAAGAAAAACTGGGCATATTAAAGATGCTCAAGATGTTTTCTTAGACATGATAACTAACAAATAACCTCAACAACAAGGAAAAATAAATATGGGAATAATAGCAAATACGTTCCAAACTTTTCAAGCAAAAGGGAACAGAGAAGACCTATCAGATATTATTTATAATATCTCACCAACAGATACTCCACTACTGAGTGCAATTGGTAAAGAAAAAGCAACTGCAACTTTGCATGAGTGGCAAACAGATGCTCTTGCACAAGCTGGAGCTAATGCACAAATAGAGGGTGATGAAGTTGCTTTTGGAGCAGTTATACCTACTAAAAGAATCAATAACCTAACGCAGATTTCAAGAAAAGCTGTTATTGTTTCTGGTACTCAAGACACAGTAAATAGTGCTGGTAGAAATAACGAACTAGCTTACCAAATCTCAAAAAGTTCAAAAGAACTTAAAAGAGATATGGAGCATGTTTTATGTGCTAACCAATCATTTAATGTTGGAGCTCAAGCAACAGCAAGAACTCTTTCTGGTTTAGCATCTTGGATTCAAACTAATGCAGTTGCTGTCGGTGCTAATGGTGCTGTTGGTGGAACTGATACTCCAGGAATACTAAGAACTAATGGTACTCAAAGAGTATTTACTGAAACTTTACTTAAAGAAACAGTAAAACAAACTTGGGAATCTGGTGGAGATCCATCAATGATTATGTTGGGTTCTTTCAACAAACAAAAACTATCTGGTTTTACAGGTGGTTCAACTAGAATGTCACAATCTGAGGATAAAAAACTTGTTAATGCAATTGACATTTATGAGTCAGACTTTGGATCAATGACTGTTGTTCCAAATAGGTTCTCAAGAAGTAGAGATGTTTTTGTACTAGAACCTGATATGTGGGCAGTTGCTTACCTAAGAGATTTCAAACTTATTGATCTTGCAGTAACTGGTGATGCTCAGAAAAAAGCTATGTTAGCCGAATACACACTTGTTTCAAAAAATGAAGCAGCAAATGGTGCTGTATTTGATTGCACAACAGCTTAATCAAAACATTTATAGTGGGGATTAATCTCCCCACTATTACTTAATTAACAATTTTGTTTTCTTTGAAGATTTAATATCGGAACGAAGCAATACAAAAAAAGGAAAATACTATGCGAACACTAAACGATTATTTTATAACTGGTGTAATACCAAATGTATCAGCAGGATCATCAACTTTTGTTGCTATACCTGATGGTGGAAGAATAATTAAAATTATTACACACAATGCAGTCGTAACATCAGGAACATCAGCTATCTCTTTTGAAATAGGTGGTGTGGCAATTGCTGGTAGTGCAATTAGTCATACAGCATCTGGATCAGCTAACAGAACTAAAACTGTTGCTCCAACTGGTGCTAATAGAGTTGAAGAAGATGGTTCTGTTGAACTTATCACTAATGGTGCATCAACAAATACATCAGCTATGGCAGTAACTCTTATTATTAGAAGATAATTACAAATTTTGTGGGGATCTTGTCTAGCGATACTTCCCCACAAATACTAATCAAATAAATAAAGGAAATAAATTATGCCAATGGGAATGGGAACTTATGGTTCTAAAAAAGGAAGACCACCTAAGAAAAAAGGTAAAAAGAAAAAATCAAAATCTAAAAAAATGAAAGGTAAATATTAATGTCATATAATTATGCTTTAAGACCAGGTGTAACGCAAAAAGTTGCAGCAGCAGCAACAGCAGCATCTTCAAGTGCAGTTGGCAGTCAATGTCAATATGTAAGATTAATAGCTACTCAAGATTGTCATGTAAAATTTGGCACAAGTACAGCTCAGGGTGTGGCAACAATGAATGGTGCAGTAAGTGGTGCTGCAACAATTACTATTGATACAGTTGTACCTGGTTTAGCTCCAATCACAGTTGGTCAAGTAGTTACAGGAACTGGAATTACAGCTCTTATAACAGTTGCAAGTATTACAAGTGCAACAGTAATAGTTTTAAGTGGAAATGTAAGTGTTAGTAATGATGTTGTTTTAACTTTTTCAGACACAGCAGTAACAGCAGCAACAGCTAATGATATGTTTGTATCAGCAGAAGAATTTGAAATTTTTAAAGTTTCTCCAAATACTAAAGTGTCAGTAATAAGATCAGGATCAACTGATGGTTCTTTATTTATTACTGAAATGACAGGCTAGTGGCGAAGCAAAATTTTAGTTCTTACACACCAAGAGATAAGCCACCTAAATTAGGTAAGCACAAAAAAAATCTTAACAAGTCAGAAAAAAGAAATATGAAACTTACTAGATATAAAGGTCAAGGTCGTTAATGAGAAAAATTAGTGAAGAAATAGATAAAAATGTTAAAGAAACTTATTTTGATAATGATAAAGATGGGGTTGTCCATAAAAGATCAATAGATGTTGAACCTATTTTAAAAAACAATAAAGAATTATATAATCACAATGATGGTTATAGTCCTGGTAAAGGATTAAAAAGAATAGCATCTATTCCAACTATGGTTCTTGAAATTTGGTGTAAAGAATATCACAAAGATCAAAACAAAAGTAACTGGTTTGCTTTACCACAAGAAACACAAAAAAAAATTTTAAAAGAAAAACTAAACAGTAATGAGTTTAGATATTTCAGAACATCAGAGGGTAAATATTAATGGCATTAACTACATACACAGAATTAAAATCATCACTTGCTAACTGGTTAAACAGATCAGATTTAACAACTGAAATAGGTGATGACTTTATTAAATTAGCAGAAGCTGATTTTAATTCTAAATTAAGAGTTAGAGCTATGATAGATCAAGTTAGTATAACTGTAGATGCTGAAACTGTTGCCTTACCGACTGATTTTTTACAAATTAGAGATTTTTATATTTTAGCTGGTCAAACAAAAACTCCATTGGTTTATGCAACACCAGCATCAATGGACGCAACAAGTGGCACATCAACAACTGGCAGACCAGCTTCATTTACAATTTTAGGAGATACAATTAGATTCTCTCCAAAACCAGATGCAACTTATACAGCTAAAATGAATTACTTTAAAAAATTCCCAGCTTTAAGTTCATCAGTTGCAACAAATTATATTCTAAAATCTCACCCTGCAATTTATTTATATGGATCATTGTTTCATGCAGCAAACTTTTTAGGTGGTATCAATCCACAACAAGTCCAAGTTTGGCAACAAATGTTTGGAACTGCTATGGAACGACTTGAGTTAAACGATAGAGAAGATGAATACAATGGAAGTCCTTTACAAGTAAGAACTGTAACATCAGTAGCTTCTCCATTTATTTCAAATTTATAATAACAGGAAAAAATAATGCAATTACCTTTTGGCGAATGGCTACCAGATCAACCAGATCATTTAAATCCAGGTGCAACTGTAGCGACTAACGTTTTTCATGCAGCTACCAGTTATAAGCCTGTAAAAGGTTTAGTACCTTATAGTGGTACATCAACTGTTTTACAAAATGCTAAAGGAGCAAAAAGTTTTAGAAATAATGAAAACACAGTTTTTACTTTTGTAGGAACAGCAGATACAATTTACCAATTAGCATCAGGAACTTTTGTAGATAAGGGTGCTGGTGGATTATTTTTAAATACTGCTAAAGCATCATGCACAATTACAGTTTCAGATTATGCAAATATTGGAGCTAACAAAACTATTACATTAAAAAAAAATGATGGCTCAACTGTTGTCTTTACATCAACAGTAGGCACAGCATCAGGAACTCAGTTTAAAGTAGAAACAAATAATAATACTACTGCTTCAAATTTAAGAGTAGCTATTAATGCTAATGCTCATTTTACAGCAACAGTATCAAATGCAGTTGTAACAGTTACCAGAGCAGCAGTAGGTAGATTAAATTTAACTAATGTTTCATCTGATACTGTAAGATTAACAACAACAAATTTTATTGGTGGCACACCTTTATCAGGAACTGCTACCGACTACATAACTTTTACTCAATTTGGAAGTTATGTTATTGCATCAAATGGTGTAGATGCACCTCAATATTTTTTA